GCGTGACATCAGAAGTTATTACAACAACACCTGTTCCTGATGGATTGAAATCTATGTTTCCATTTGTGTCTGTTGTGAATTTTCCAGATGCATCAATGTTCAAGTCACCAACGTTGAAAGTGCCTGTTGTCAATGATCCTGATATTGTTGTGTTACCTGTTGTGGCAACGTCTGCTGTGTTCAATGTACCTGATACTCCTAGGTTTCCTGTAACATTTGTCGCCGCCGCTAATTCTATTGTTCCTGTACCTTGCGGATCCAACGTTAGGTTAGCATTCGAACCGTTTGTTGTGATGTCGTTAGTTGTCAATGACGTTGTTGTCAGTACACCATTGATTGTAGGTGCAGTAATTGTTGGACTTGTCAACACTTTGTTTGTCAATGTCTGAGATCCTGTCAGTGTTGCCACAGTTGCGTCGATGTTCATTGTAACTGTTTGACTACTGGCAACAGATGTCAACCCTGTTCCGCCTGCGATAGTAAGTGATTGTGAATCTAAATCAACTGCTCCTGTGCCTGAGTCACCTGCTAGATCTAAATCTTGTGCTGTAACTTGTGAGTCAACATAAGTTTTGATTGCACCTTGTGTGGCCAATAGTGTTGCACTTGATCCCAGTGCTCCGTTGTCTATGCCTGTGACTGTTGCACCAGTGGCCAATGCCATCGATGTACCAACAGTTAAAGTAGATCCAAGTGCTGTTGCACCATCTACGTTCAATGTACCTGTTGTCTGGATGTTGTCTGCTAGTGTGATCTGCGTTGAATCATTGGAACTTACTTGGCTTCCGTTTATTGTGATTGATCCTAAATTTATATTTCCTGTGCCGTTTGGTGTTATTGTGATGTTTCCATTTGTTACACCTGATGTGATTGCGAAGTTGTTTACATTCAGGTTTGCGTCCAGGGTGTTTATGTCGTTGTCATCACCATATAATTCTACGAAGTTGTCGTTTATCTTGTCAAATGCTGTTCTTAATGGATCGCCTGTACCGTCATTTGCACTTGATCCTATATTGATTGCTTGTCTAGCCATAGTTCGTTAAATCCTTGTTATGCTATTATTTATTTTAAATTTTGTAAACCTAATGTAATTATTAGACGTTGACGGCTATCCTTTGGTATTTGAAAACCGTGCTGTTATTACTGATATTTGTCGCTAATAATCTTACACGACCGTCATCTATGTCTGCTGTGAACGTACACAGTGATCCAGTGTAAGAAGTTGTGCCTCCAAACACAGTTACATATGCTTCGATGGTGCTGTCTGCACTTGGTCCGTGAACCACGTTTGCTTCAATAAATTCATGTCTTCCATTTGTTGCATCTGTGATTGATATGTAATATTTTGCACTCCTGTATGTTGTGGACTGGAAACTGTCTATCTCACTAGTGGTAGACGTGGCAACAGTCCTTGTGCCGTCATTGATTGCTGAATAATTCAATGTTGGTGTTACAGTGACGAAGCTCAATACTCCTGATCCGTTTGTTTTTATTTCTTGGTTGGCACTTCCATCTGAAGTTGGAAACGAAAGTCCGTTGATCGAAACTGTTCCTGTGCCGTTGCCTGAAAGTTCTAGATCGGCGTTTGATTCATTTGCCGATACCGTGTTGTCCTTTATCATCACACCATCAAGAGTAGCACTTGTATTCGCTGTCACTGTTGTGAACGTTCCTGCCACTGGTGTCGTGGCACCTATTGTTGTGTTATCTATTGTGCCTCCATTTATGTCTGCTTTTGCCATCATGACACTTCCTGTGCCGGATGCAGTTAATTTTAGATCGGAGTTTGACACGGTGGTTTTGATTTCATTGTCCGTGATGTTGATGTTTGAGTCAACTGTGAGGCTGTCCATTGTGACTATACCTGTTCCGCTTGGAGTCAACACAAGGTCGTCATTGGATCTTGTTGCTTTGATTTCATTTCCACTCAACTGGATACCGTCATCGAAAAGTGATGAAGCGTATATTTCTGTGAACATTGTGTTCACATTTTGCATCGCAGTACGTAAAGTGTCGCCTTTACCGTCGTTAGCATTGTCTCCTACGTTTAAGTTTATCCTTGCCATATTATACCTTTATTGGTCTCCTTACGAATTTTACAACTTGGTTGTTAGTGTTATTTACTGTTCCTAGCAGTCTTACGTTACCGCCTGAAACGTCTGCTGTGAACTCCAACGAATCATACACGGTGGATCCGTCTCCTGTTCCGTTGTCTACGCCACCGAAAACACTGATGTATGCGTTGGTGCCGTCGTGCATGACGTTTGCTTCTATCAATGTGTATCTATCTGCTGTAGCGTCTGAAATTTGTATATGGTATTTCGCACTTCTGTATGTTGCGACTGCGAAAGTGTCTATGACCTGCACGGCAGATGAAGCACCTGATATGGTTGCGGTACCGTCATCCAATGCCGCATATTCGAATGTCATATCTCTGTAGAAGAATGCCAGTTGTCCGCTTCCGTTTGTTCTCAACACAGAACCATCCGAACTGTCAGCGATTGGAAATTTTAATCCCTCGAATGACACCGTCCCTGTGCCGTTTCCTGAAAATTCCAGGTTGGCGTTTGTAGCATTCGTTGATACTTCGTTGTCTGTTATTGTGACTCCGTCTAGCACAGAGGATCCTGAAACCGTTAGTGTTGTGAATGCCCCGGATGATGCGGTCGAGGCCCCAATGATGGTACCTTCTATGGTTCCAGAGTTGACATCTATTTTATCTGTCATGACAGAACCTGTGCCATTCGCACTCATGACAAGATCCGCGTTGGACGTGTTGACTTTGATGTCGTTATCTGTCATGTTTATTGTTGAATCTATTGTTATCTCAGGAACGGTAACTGATCCTGTTCCGCTGGCACTGAGTTCTAGGTCAGCGTTTGACTGTGTGCCTTTCACTTGATTGCCGGAGAACTCCAGGTGAGTCAGTGTCAGGTGAGGTCTTGCATAGACTTCCGTGAAATTGTTGTTGATTTTAGTTCCGGCACCTCGTATGGTATCGCCCGTGCCATCATCGGCCTGTAATCCAATGTTGATTATTTCCTGTGCCATTTCACAATCTACCTTTTATTATAGACTGACTTTGACCGTAGCACCATCTCTGTACAATCTGCCTGCCACTCCTGGGTCTGACGTTGGAAGTGCTGTGAAGTCTATCTGTGCGCCTGTTACTTTTAAATTTCCATTTACATCAACCGCTTCTGCTATTGATATTTTCGTTGAGTCATCTGAACTAATTGTAGTGCCATTTACTTTGAGAGCACCTACAATGATGTTTCCTGTTCCGTTAGCACTTAATGTTAAATTACTGTTTGTTGCGATTGGTGTAATTGCCGCGTTATTGATTTGTAATTGATCTATTTCAACGACACCTGCACCGTTTGGTTGAACCTTTATGTTGCCGTTTGTAACACTTGTTGTCAACAATCCTGTGTCACCGTCGCCGACCAACGAGTAAACTTCTTCGAAATTCGTGTTGATCTTCGTCATGGCCGTACGTAAAGTATCGCCTGTTGCCGGGTTTCCTACCGCTCCTGTGTCTATGTTTAATCTAGCCATATATCGAATATACATATTTATTAAATACTATTGATGTTTGTTGAAACATTAAAAACAATGAGACTGTACGAACGCCAGAGCAAATGTGGCGTTTACCACACCTTTCACCGAAAAAATACTGTATTTGTGTTCAAATGTGATTCATGCGGAGTGCAATTCCTGAGACCGAGAGCGAAAGTGGATCCTGAGAGGGCCACCAATGATTACAAACATGTCTGTTCGTGTTGTGACACAAAGAGGTTCGCACAGAAGGTGGGTGTGAAAATGCGTAAGGTCTATAAACTTGACGCTAGTAGCACAATAACTCTATAGGGTTTTCCACTTGATATCATCCCTGCCACCAGAGATCCATCTCTGCAGGTCAGCGTATATCCCACACTTGATGTTTGGTTGATCGAAGTACCACCTCAGGAACGGATTGCCTTCTAGGTATTCCCTCCTGTTGATGAAATGGAAGTTGGTATCTGGAAACTTCCTAAAAGTTTGTCTGAGTTGATACATCCATTCATACTTGAGATATGCCTTCATGCTTTCTCGTCCTGGATAGTTGTTAGAGCTCTTGTATATGTTGTTCTGTATCCTGCTAGGGGTTTCCATCTCCCATTGTCTGGCACCCATGATGTCGAAGGCCAATATCACAATATTTTTAACACCAGATTCAGCGGCCAACAACACAGCGGAACACCCTGAGCCCTTGGCTCTGCTGAAGTCATTGGTTTTTATCTTGCCACCTTTCTTGATGTCACCACCCCTCCACACTCTGTATATCTTGAGTCCTTCTGGAACATCTGTTTCGTCGTCACCATCACAGATGTAATCCCATTCCGAGATGTTTTCTCTTCCGTATATCTGTGGAGATTCCTTTCCGTTGTTGTGCCATGTCGCCAGTTCCTCGTACATGGGAGGATTTACCGCCACTATGTGATCACACAACATAGGGTGGTCCCGGTATATGGCGTTGCAACCATATATCACACCTTTGCCTTTTAAGTTTTCTATTGGAAATATATTTCTTGACTCACCGTTACCAACTATGAATGCTGTGTCCATTACACCCCAAATGATTCTCCACACCCACACCCACTAGATGCATTAGGATTGGTTATTTCAAATTGAGAACCAAAGGTCTCTTCTATCCAGTCAATCTTGGTTCCTGCCACGTACAGCATTGAAGTCTCGTCCACAACGAAACGTCCTGTATGCCAGTCTTCCACATGGTCGTCTTTGCTTATAGATTCCTTTGTGTCTGCAAATCCCCACTCGTACTTGAAACCTGCACATCCGCCTCCCTGTACTGCTAAACTTACAGCATACTTTCCAGGATTCTTAGACAGAAGTTTCTCTATCTGGTTTTTGGCTTCGTCTGTAATTTCGAACCACTTTTGATTTTCGTAACCTTCCATACTATTAATTATCTACTTCTCTTCCCCATGTTATTAACTCCGACGGCTAACCAAAATCTTGTGGCATCTCTTTTGTATTGGAAACTCATGTAACTGTCTTGGTCCTCCCAATTATGGCGCATAGGATCATAAAGCTCAGTAGGTCCCTTGAACCACCAACCCCATTTGCCTTCGCAATTTATCTGGCACCATTCTATGCAGTCACCCACTATACCATTTGAGTTCATGTCTATGTTGAACCGGAATTTTTTCTCGTAGCCGCAGTCCTCCGGTATGTCTGATAGATCGGGTTTGATCCTTTTCACATCCACTTTGCCGAAACTTTTCATTTCCAGTTGTCCTCCACAAACTTGTCTGCACATTCCATAGGATTGGGTGAGCCATGGAATACTGCTACCCTATTGCCAGGTTCTATTTTAGCCGGTTTCCTAAACCATTTCTTGCCATCCTTGTTGGTCAGCAGTTTGGTATCTTTCAGTCCTACCATCTCCCACTTGTACGATCTTATCCATTCATCCGGCCACCAATTGATATCGTTCTTGGCCCTCTTGGTTATCCAATCTTGATCTCCGTGGTTCTGTTGCATTATCTGTGCTGATCTGTCTTTGAATTCATTCCACAGGTAGTTCATTGTACCTGACTGCCAACGCATACAACTGGAGTTGGACAGTTTCCAGTCTTTTACTCTGCATCTATTGAAGTCTCTTATGATCATGAACTTGTCAGGATTGTGAGTGAACAACTGATCTATGTTTTCGAATATCACAACATCCAGATCAAAGAATAATATGTTCCCTTGCAATGGCATCTCTGGTGCGAACATCCAAAGTTTGCTCCACCATGAGTTGATACATGGATCGTTTGGTAGTTTGATTACATTAATCTCTGGATCCAATCCTGCAGGATCATCTGTTAGACAATGGAATTCAAAAGGCACAGTGGTGTGTCTCTTGACCATGCTGTTGAGTACATTGGCGTACTGTGAAACATACTTGTTGCCCCACTTAACGCACACTACGTGATTCATATCCCCTTTTCAATCCTTCCATTTGTATCTGTTTCCAGTCCTTGCTGTCCAGTGTGTAAGGAAAATCATTTTCATGAGTTTCTTTGCCCCTGATAGTGATGTTCTTTATATTTAAATTATCTTTCATCATGTCGTATATCCCAAGGAACGGACGATTTTGAAAAGATGTGGCCAGATCTACCTGTCCTATCTTGATGTACCCGAGAGAAAGTTTTGGATCTTCCCAATCGTAGTTGTTCTCCTTAAGCCATGCTCGGTATCCGTCCATTTCTTCTTTTTTGAAATCATGTGTCTGTTCCGTGATCGTATCCCCCCACTCAATATCAAATTCCCCCGAGTAGTATTTTTGGTGATTTATTGCTGAACACAGTGCGTCTGTCATCTTAGGTGCGTGTTCGTCTCTGTAAACCTCATACAAAGTTTTGCCTACCTGTGACCAGTGTAGGTACACACCACCCAACTCTCTGTCATACCTATTCTGTTTGAACAAGTCATAATCTTCTTCGTGTAGGTTATACCTCGGTGAGTTTAGGAATGTGGTTATCTGTGAAGGCCTTATCCATTCAGGTTCGATAAACTTTTTCCTGTATGCTTCTACCCAACTTTCTATTTCATGGCATATGTTATTCAACTGTCTTATGGCATACTTTGTTTCATGGTCTGCCTGTTTGTAATACTCAGAAAGTTTCCATGCTGTGCCTTGCAGGTCCTCGAAGTATCTGTGTAGTAGATTACATGCCTCGTGTTTCAACCTAAGTCCGGGTGTCCTTTTAACATCACCGTCTATCGCTTTGCCTATGGGTAATTTTGAACTGTACTGGAAATCGTCCGCAACAAAGGGATCCATCCTTTCATATGGTGGATCGAATTTGAATGAGTTGATCTGTTCTATGCTTTTGTTCAACTCACGACAAAGAAAATTTAAATCTCTGTTGGAGTCCGCCCAACCCAGGAAACAGAAGTTCTTCTCCAGTATTCTTTTTTTTAATAGATTGTCCTTGAGTGCTTCTATGAATCTTTTACCTAGCGGGGTGTCGTAAACATCAACCTTGACAAGTTTATGATCGTACTCTATTAATATTTTATCCTCTAGTGTATATGGCACTATTCGCTCCGTGTTCCATACATTCAACACTTTCCACGAAACATCTGTCATCTGTTTTCTCTCTGATCAGTTTGTCAGCGAAGTCAAATGCATGTTTGGCAAACATCTCAGCACCCACTCCGTCGAAGATTCTGATTTCTGCCAAGTCAAGACTTTCTAAGTGCTTGAATGTTTCTAAAAATGGATCTGCCTTGTCCAGTGCAAGTTTGTGATCGAAGTGATCTTCCAACCAAGCCTTCAAAGGTTTTAGTCCACCAAAGTCCACTGCCCAGTTCTTGTTGTCCAGTCCCTTACATCCAAATGTGAATTTGAAAGCAAGACTGTATCCGTGTAGTAGATGGCAGTGTGAATGATCTGCGTTGGGTTGTCTGAACACACAGGCCAATCCTATGTTGTGTCCGTATGTTTTAGTTGAGTAGTAAGTCATCGTTTCTCCTGTTTTGATGACTTGCAGAGTGTTTATAGAGGGATGAAAGTCTTTGAGTCCTCTCAATCATTAGTTGAGTTTCTTGTTCAACTTCTGATCTAGATCCAACTGGAACGCTGTGTCTCTGATGCGATCCGTTAGCTCGTTTGGTATATTTAATTCTCCATCGATGATGCTCTTGAGAAAATGTATCATCACAGTGAACTCATTTGATTTGGACACTGTTTCTGGATCTATTCCATGTTCCTCCATGGCATTCAACATTGCCTCCGACACGTCTATCAGTGCCTTGATACTTGTTGAGTGTTTGTCGAAGTGTGCCATTATGTTATAATCTTGGGTTTTGCAGGAACTTCGATCTTGCTGAAGACTCTGTTGTACTCATCACGGATCTTGTCGTTGATGTGTGCTATCGACACAATCTTGCTTATTGCAATATCAAAAGGTACGTCCTGTCTGGCAGTGGAGAAAAATGTAGCAAATGCCAGGCCCTGTGGACCTTGCATCAATACAAGTGCCTTTTCAATACTGACGTATGTGTCAGCCTTGCCTGTGAATTTTGCGATGACTTCTTCTCCCGAAGCCAATTTAAGAGTTACTAGATCTTCATCTTTTATTTTATCAAACATATCCTTATTATAAACTATCCTACGAGTTTGTCAATGTATTTTCTTAATTCTTTATCCTGTACGTTGGGTGGAACGTTATTGAAAAAAAATATCTGGTAACTATCGGAACCGTACTTGCCTATGCCGTGTAGGTCACTGGCCTCTTTCTTGTTCCAATTCAGATATTGTTCAGTCATCTTACGAATTCTACGTGACCTCACTTCCCACATGCCTAAGGGTTTAAGCATCTGCTGTTGGGTCTTCAACCTTCCGCGTAGATAAGATTGTGGATCTGGATATCTGTCGAAAAGTTTTGGTAAGATTATTTTGACATGTTTTCTGTATGTAAGATTAAGGCACATCACAGCCACCATGTGTTTCCATTTCTTGTGGGGAGCCTTTAGTTGCTGTTGCACCATCAGGTGTTCTACCATCGGTTTGATCATACTGTAATTTTATATGAGATTACTTCTTTGTCAACTGCCTGTTGATGAACTTGGCCATGCCATCATAGGTCTCCTGGAACACGTTCGCCTGTGCCTTCCATTCCTTGGGCATCTCCCAACGATCATGATTTACCACGATCCATCTTGTGTCTGGATCTGAGTAACCCATTAACTTCTGGAACTGATATATCCAGTAACTGGGGTCAACAGGCCTCTTGATGTACTTGTAACCATCGGAACCTGTGTACATATTGTTGATCTTGTCCTTCTCCAATGGATGTAGGTCAAAGCCAAGCATGAATATGGCCTTTGGCTTGAAACTCAATGCAACGTTCCCGGCGTGTGGACCGGTGCCCCAGTGAAATGTGTCGTCCTGTCTCTTGTCTCCTGCGTAGGGTAGTGCTGGTAATGTTTTTACATTGGACCAATTGGCGAATTGGCCTGCCCACATTTCTCTGGTGTATATTGTTGTTCCTTTACCAACGGCGTTGACTGCCTGTTGGCACATATGCTTGTCTGCACACACCAGGTATTCGGTAACGAAATCTCTGTATATGGCATTACATCCAATAACCGTGCTGAACATCTTCAGAGGAGAAACGTCAAATCCTCTCCTGCTTTCACCGTTGCCTATTATACTAACATACTTGGTCATAATGCTATTTAATCACCCCTTTAAACCCACACAGATGCACATATACGCATGGTAAAGGTTGGTCTGGAGTAGTTGTATATATCACTCATTATCGTTGATTAAATGCCACACGGTGCGGTATTGATCCCATGCTTTCTGCAGAGTTGGATGTTGTCGCCTCAACTCCAGGGCCTTTGTTCCTACCATTTCCAACTCCTCATATGCGGTTTCGTTGTCCATGGCTTTCTGTGATTTTTCTATCAGTCTGCGTTCACCATTACCAATCTGCTCGTACACAGTTTCGCCACCATCTGGAGACGTGTATATGGGCATGGGTCTTATTTTCCTGCTGACTTTCTTTTTTCTTTTGATTGTTTTCTTCATTAGTAATATTGCTTGTGGTCTGCTCCTGGGTGTGCGTGTCTCAGTCCGCCTGTGTGGTCTGCGTCATCTTTGTTCCTGGGTATGAAGTGTATGTGTGGCCACATGATGGTTTGTCCTGCACAAAGTCCTATGTTCATGCCCACGTTGAATCCTTCCATCTTGCCTTCCTTGATCCATTCTTTGCCACAGTAGTAGGCCAGTTTGTATGACTCTCCTATGAATACTGGATCATCCTCTTTTGGTATGAAAAGTGTGTGTCCGGCAGTGCATGGATATTTGTCTTTGAATACTGCTGTGTGCTTGTTCTCAAATATGGGTGTGTCGTTGCCCAACCAGGTACATTCCTCGTATCGGTCTATGGTCTCAAAGGCCTTCTTGTAGATAGGTTTTTTTAATGGCATTGGTTTTTATTATTCCTATCTTAATGTTACTACTATTTGGTTTGTGTTGCAACCGGATTTCATGCCAATACTTGGTCTTGGGCACACCGGGATTGTGATCATGCACGTCCAGTAGATTTACCAATGCCTTCCTGACCTTTTCTGCACCACCGTGCTTCTTGCAGGTGTCGGATCTGCCCACGTGTACGATTTTATTTCCTATCTTTATTTTATAAACACAGGACAATCTTATCCATGGTGTTTTGGGATTTTTACTGTGTCGGATCTTGTATCGCTCCAAGGTGTAAAGGTCTTCTATAGTGTACCATTTCATGCTATCAGTCCAACGAAATAGGCACCCATGATCCAACCCATGACGCCAAACACGAAGTCATCCCAACTCCAGTGTCCTTTGGTCCATAGATCCAGTGATTCCTTTATGACTGTGGCAACTAGGCCTAGGTATATAAATGGTTGCCAGAACACCGCGAACAGTGTAAGGAACATGGCCCATAAAAAATGAAGTTGCAGGTCAAACCTCAAGTATAGAGTAACAGTTTGTGCGATTTGTCTATATAGTTTTTTACTATCTAGCATTTTTAATTCCTAATTGTTTGTAAACCCGTTGTACCTTTTTTGCCTGGAAGTAGCAGTCCTCCAGTGCGTTGTGTAAACCGGTCCTCTTCTCATTAGGATCACGTGGTACCAGACTGAACAGTGTTCTGGAATCCCTTATCTGCCAGTACTGCCATGGCTGGGGGTGTCCCAGTTGTGTGTATAGATTCTGAAGTATAGCATAATCAAACAAAGGTCCTTGACACCAGAAAACATCAACTCCCACAGACCATTTGTTGATTGTTTTGATCATTTGGTCCAGGGAAATCCTGTCCTTGTCTCCCAATGCTTCCTCCATGATCTCTGGGTCTTGCCTGCCCCACCAGTCCAAGGTGTCCTGCATGACATCACGACCCATCTCGGTCTGACTATCAACATCAACCCTGAAGTACATGCCCTGTGCGGGCTCCGCCGTGGTGTGGGGATCGAACTTGACCCCGCCCACTGTCAGTATGGTGGCGTTGGGGTTGGTGGAAAGTGTTTCCAGATCTATCATGGCGTGTATCATGCCACAATTATACTACACTATCTTGGTAATGTCAATCAGGCGTCGTTTTTGTTTGACTGTTCCTGCTGTTCGAGATACTGCCAGTATTCCTGAAACTCGTCAGTGGTCAGGCACCAGATCTCACCAGAACTGCTAGGGTAGGTCTCCATTATGTACTGCTTGGCTTTGGCGCCCTCGGCCTCGCAAAGTTCCTTTGAGTCGTACAGGCGCTCCTCGTACAGGTTGTTACATTGTCCGCTGATGCATATGAGGATGACCATAATGAATTTCATGTAAAGTATTTAAGATCGGTGTTTTACCATAATACTAGCGGTTCATAAATACCAGTATATTATGGATTTCGTGACATTCATCGCAGAAGTGGGTTTCCCAATCGCGGGTGCCATAGCCGCGGGTGCTTTCGTGTTCATCACGCTCAAGTTCATCCTGGCCTCAGTGACCGGATCAGTGAACAGTTTGAAGGCCATCATCGGAGCCCTGGACAACAGGGTGCAAACCATGAACAATGACCTGGTCAAGATAGACGCATTATTG